TTGAGCCCTAACGGCTTTAGGTAGCGACGGATCTACGTTGTATAACGTGACCTCGTCACCCGGGCTCGGTCCTAAAGCCTGTACTCTGGGCGACTCTAGTCGCCGCCCACATCTGGTGCATCTTGTATCCCCGGCTCTGGCGGGATCACCCCAGCCTGAACACGTTCGACAAATTGAAAATCCGCCTCACGTCTATCTATGAATCCGCGCAGCTGTCTCAAGTGTTGACCCACCATCACGCGGACTGTGGCAGGCGATGTGAGACCACCGGTGGCACCATATTCACAGATCATATCGGCTTGTTCCCGTCTAGGTAAGCTCACCATCTGAGAAGTTATTGAAAAGTTGAAGTCAACTGTTCCGCGATAGAACTGTGCGTGTATGGGCGGCAAAGATATGAACCTATTCTGACGTGGTTCAAGCCCGGTTACAGTAATGGTTTCACCCAGATATTCATCCTTTACCATGAGCGGCCAGGTCCAAGATGATTCATTCGGCGCATATGGACGCTTGCCATTAACTAGTTGCATTGATGTACTTATGTTAATGTCATACCCGCATAGCCTGCTAGCCCACGCCCAGTGCCATAGTTGATATGGTGTGGCCTTCCAGCCTAGCCTGTTTCGCTCTAGTTTACTTGCATCTATTGACCCTCTTAACGTGAACGGTGTTACGTCCTTAAACGGGTTTAAAGGCAGTAGTAATGTAGGCACTCCAGCAAATGGCGTCCTCTCTACCACGATATACTGCACGTCATGTTCTTGTATTATGCCGTAGTTCTCCACGGCCCTCTGATCCTGTGCAGTGACCTTAACCCGTCTACCCGCTACAGGCCTGTCTAACCGATTAGTATGAGTAAATGCTATTCCTGACATGCCACTTAGAGGTACAGGATGCCGTAGTGCTTCTGATGCTGCCGCAGGTAAATACATTTGTGGACTGATGAACATCGACTCAGTGGCAAATAAGTCAGTGGGATTCTCTTCTACATTGTATCGCAACGACCGAACAGCAAGGCCTGTTTGGTAAGCCTGAGCATATATATTTGCTAGGAGTAAAATCCGCTCTTGCTTCGCATTGAGCATACGCCACTCAGCTAACGCCCTATGTGAGACAAACGCCTTCTCTCCTTCGTTAAAGAAGGGGTATCGACCTCGCACAGCTTCGAATCGAGGTAAGACCACTTGCAACTCCTCCTCAAGCCACACGTGCCCTTCTGCGGTAGCCGGTACCATTTGTGCCATCATTGATATTATCACGTTCAAGGCGACGGAGAAACTACCATACAGCCCATTATGCGCTACATATGACAGCAACGTGCGCCATGCTTCCCCAGATGTCAGTGTCTGAGGCATGGGTTCGACATTTGGCCCTTCACCTATGAATTCGACCAGACCACCAACC